TGTCCAACGGCGAGATCGTCGCCGCCGACGAATACGCCAAGACCAAGGCCCTGTTCGACTCCGTGGGCGTGAGCGTGGTGGGCCGTCCGCGAGAGGTGTTGAGTCATCAGGTCCGGCAATATGTGCTGACGGGTGCGGAGGTGCTCGACAGCGTGGATTGGGCCGGCCGGTTCATTCCCATCGTGCCGGTGTTCGGCGACGAGGTGTTCCTGGACGGACGGCGCAATCTGCGTTCGCTGGTGCGCGACGCCAAGGACCCGCAGCGGATGTTCAACTACTGGCGCACGACCTCCACCGAGCTGGTGGCCCTGGCGCCGCGCGCGCCGTTCATCGGACCCAAGGGCGCGTTCAAGAGCGACGCGGACAAGTGGGCCACGGCCAATACCGACAGTCACGCCTATATCGAATATGACGGTCAGGTCCCGCCTGAGCGGCAGGCCTTCGCGGGCGTCCCGGCGGGCGCGCTGCAGGAGGCGCTGAACGCGTCGGACGACATCAAGTCGATCCTGGGCCTGTTCGACGCTTCGCTGGGGGCGGCCTCCAACGAGAACTCCGGCCGGGCGATCCTGGCGCGGCAGAGGGAAGGGGACGTCTCCACCTTTCATTTCATCGACAACCTGTCGCGCGCCATACGGCACGCGGGGCGGATCATGATCGACCTGATCCCACAGGTCTATTCGACCCCGCGCATGCTGAGGGTGCTGGGACCGGGCGGCGAGCCGTCGACCGTGGCGGTGAACCAGCCGCCGCAGGCGCAAGGCGGCCCCGCCGCCACGCCGATACAGGCGGTGTTCGACCTGTCCGTCGGCAAGTACGACCTGACCGTCGAGGCCGGCCCGAGCTTCACGACGCGGCGAGAGGAAGCGGCCAACCAGATGATCGCCCTGATCCAGGCCTTTCCGCAGGCCGCGCCGGTGCTGGGCGATCTGCTGGCCAAGAACCTGGACTGGCCGGGAGCCGACGAGATCGCGCAGCGCCTGAAGACGCTGTTGCCCCCTCAGTTGCAGGGCGGCGAGGGCGGTCCGACCGCCGCCGTGGCGCAACAGGTGCAGGCCCTGCAGCAGCAGCTGGCCGCCTTGCAGAGCGCGCGCGATCTTCAGTCGCAGAAGCTGGATATCGAGCAGTTCCGCGCTGGGACAGAGCGGATGGAGGCGGTCAATAAGCTGCAGCCGCAGACTGGTTAGGGCGCCTTACAGACGGATATTGAAAATCTGTCTGTAAATGATTTATACAGACAGAAATGAGAAATTTGTCTGTATGAAAACCAAAGCCATCTCGCCTGCCGTGCAGACCCTGTTTGCCGACCTTCTCCAGCAGGTGGAGACGGCGCCGGTCGCGGGGTCGGTCTACCGGCGCATCGCCAATGGCGCCGAATATATCTATGCGAAAACGCCCGTCGGTTCCGGCCTAATTGACCAGTTCATCGGAAAGAGCGGGGATTCCGAGGCCGAGGAACGCGCCAGGTCTCTTCAGATCGGCGCTGAACTCGCTACGCAACGTCGCCGCATCGTGGCTTTTTTGCGCCGCCAAGGCCTATCGGGACCGGACCGCAATATGGGCGCCATTCTGGATGCCCTGGCCCACGCCGACTTGTTTAGGGCAGGCGCGGTCCTGGTGGGCACGGCGGCCTATCTGGTGAGTGAACCCCTGGTCGGAAGTCGTCTGCCGTCGCCCACCTTGATGACGGGGGACGTTGCCCTCACGGCGGAGCCGCCCGAACGCCTGGAGACCATTCTGCGGCGCGCCGATCCGACATTCGAAGGCGTGCCGCAGCTCAAGGCAAAGGCGCCGCCCTCTCGGTTCCGCAGCGCCAACGGCTATCTGGTCGATCTGGTTACGCCGACTCGAAGCCGCGAGGATTCCAATCCGGTGGCGCTCACTGCGTTGAACGCTGGGGCCGCGCCATTGCAGTACCTCGCGTGGTTGATTGACGGTGCGGTGCGGACGGTTGCCTTGTCGGGCGCCGGGGTTCTGGTGAACGTCCCGCAACCGGCGCGCTACGCCGTGCACAAGCTGATCCTCGCCCAGCGCCGCGACGCGTCGGGCCGATTGAAACGCGCCAAGGACCTGGACCAAGCCAAGGCCTTGATCGAGGTGCTGCTCAAGAACGACCCGTTCTCGCTCGAGGACGCGCTGAACGACGCGCGCGCGCAAGGTGAGAAGGGCTGGAGCGAGCCGATCCTACGCTCGCTGGATGAGATTGGGCTGAGAGACATCTCGCCCTGGCGCTAGCGCCGCATAGTTCGTCGGCGCAGAAGCCGTCGCCTAAACCCCGAGGATCCCCATGAGACAAAACCCGCCGGCGCAGCCGGTTGCGGGCGCCGACGCCTATGCCGAGGGCGCGCCCGAAGAGATCAATGCGGCCGAAGCGCCGCCGCCGGATGATGAGGCCGAAGGCGACGGCCTGGTCCAGGTCGAGCACGAGGGCCAGACCTACGCCGTGCCGGCCGCTTTGAAGGGCGCGCTGATGCGGCATGCGGACTACACCCGCAAAACGCAGGAACTGGCGCAGCAACGCCGGGCGTTGGAAGCGGGGCATCAGGCGCTGCAGCAGGCGGCGGACGCGCACGGCGCGCACCTGGCCGATCACGCCCGGTTATTGGCCCTGGGCGACCAGATCGCGCGCCTCGAGCAGCAGAACTGGCCAGCGCTGCAACAGCAGAATCCCGCCGGGGCGCAGCAACTCCTGACCCAGTTGTTTCAGATGAAGCAGGCCCACGAGATCGCGGCGGGCCAACTCGCCCACAAACAACAGGTCCAGGCCTTCGACCAGCAGCGTCAGCACGCCATGCAGGTGGAACACGGCAAGGCCCTGCTCGCCCAACACATCGACGACTGGTCGCCGGATTACGCCGCGCAGCTGGGGCGGTTCGCCGTGAGCCAGGGACTGACGCCGGAGGAAGTGTCCTCGGTCAGCGACCCCCGGCTCGTGGTTCTGCTGCACCACGCCTATCGCGGCCATCAGGCCGAGCAGCAACAGGCCGCCGGTGAAAGGCTGGCCCAGGCGCAAGCCGTGCGTCCCGCCGTTCAGGTGGGCGGCGGCGGCTCCGCTCCGAATGACCCCAATCGCATGTCCACCGATGACTGGATGCGCCACAGGCGCGGCCAGCTCCGCAAAAAGGTTCGATAAACCATGGCCAACGCCTTCCTCACCCCGCAGCAGATCACCCGCGAAGCCTTGCGGGTGCTGCACAACAAGCTGACCTTCATCGGCGCCATCAACCGCCAGTATGACGACAGCTTCGCCAAGTCCGGCGCCAAGATCGGCGACACCCTCAAGATCCGCCTGCCCAACCAGTACACGGTGCGCACCGGCAAGACTTTGTCGGCGCAGGACACGTCCGAGCAGAGCGTGTCGCTGCAGATCGCCACCCAGAAGGGGGTGGACGTGAACTTCTCGTCCTCCGAACTGACCCTGACGCTGGACGATTTCTCCAGCCGCATCCTGGAGCCGGCCATGGCCGTGCTGGCCGCCTCGCTCGAGGCGGACGCGTTCAGCATGTACAAGGACGTCTACCAGCAGGTGGGCACGGCGGGGACCACGCCCAACACCCTGCTGACCTATCTGCAGGCGCGGGCGCGGCTGAACAACAGCCTGACGCCGATGGACGCTAATCGCACGGCGCACCTGTCGCCCCTGGCCACGGCCACCATCGTTGATGCGCTTAAGGGTCTGTTCCAGGACTCCAGCGCTATTCGAGAGCAGTACCGCGAAGGCTCCATGGGCCGCACGGCCGGCTTCGACTGGTTCGAAAACCCGCTGGTTCCGACCCATACCAACGGCAACACCGTCGCCGGCGTAACGGTGAGCGGCGGCGGACAGACCGGCTCGAGCCTGAATATCGGCGGGGTGGCCAATACCAACACCTTCAACCGCGGCACGACCTTCACCATCGCCGGGGTGTATGAGGTGCACCCCGAGACCAAGGCGGTGACGCCGCGCTTGCAGCCCTTCGTGGTCGCGGCCGACGCGACCATGGCGGGTACGACCGGGACAGTGTCGATCAGTCCGGCGATTGTGATCAGCGGCGCCCAGCAGAACGTGAGCGGCTCCCCGGCCAACAGCGCGGCGATCACCATCACCGGCGCCGCCTCGACCGGCTATGAACAGGAGATGGCGTTCCATCGCGACGCCTTCGCCTTCGCCACGGCTGATCTGGTGCTGCCCAAGGGCGTCGATTTCGCTGCGCGCGAGGTGTTCGATGGGGTGTCGATGCGCATCGTGCGCGCCTATGACATCAACAACGACGCCTTCCCTTGCCGGATCGACGTCTTCTACGGCTACAAGACCATCCGCCCGCAGATGGCCTGCCGCATCACCGCCTAAGCCTGACCCGAACGCCGGAGGAGCGCGAGCATCCTCCGGCGCTCTTGTCGCCAGTGGGAGATGACCGTGGCGCTTGCAACCTATGACGACCTGAAGGCCGAAATCGCCGCCTGGCTGCGCCGGTCGGACCTGACGGCGGAGATTCCCAGCTTCATCGCCTTGGCCGAGGCGCAGATAAACCGGCGCCTGCGCGTGCGGCCCATGACGGCGCGGCTAAGCCAGGCTTGGAGCGACGAGTACGTGGACCTGCCGGACGATTTCCTGTCCGAACGTCTTGTAAAGCTAACGAGCGGCGGCGGCTCGGTGCTGCGGTACCTGACACCCGAGGCGCTTGACGCCAAGGTCAGAGCGCCGACGAGCGGCAAGCCGCGCTTCTATGCCCTTTATGGCGCGGAGCTTCGACTTCATCCGGTCCCCGACCAGGCCTATGCCGCCGAGCTGGTCTATCTGCAGGCCATCCCAGGCCTGTCGGACGTCAACCCGAGCAACTGGCTTTTGGGCGCCCACCCGGACGCCTACCTTTACGGCGCCTTGACCCAGTCCGCGCCCTATCTGAGGGCCGATGATCGGGTGCAGACCTGGACGGCGCTGTTCGGCGCGGTGCTGACCGATATCGAGACCGCCGACCGCACCGGCTCGGCCGCCAAACTGACGTTCGATGCGCCGGCGAGCGGGCGCGAACGCTTCAACATCATTCGAGGCTGAGATGGGCGATACAACCACCGCCAACTACGGCTGGACCAAGCCGGAAGTGGGCGCGTCCTCCGACACCTGGGGGACCAAGCTCAACACCGATCTGGACAGCATCGACACGGACCTGAAGGCAGTGTCGACGGCCGCGTCCGCGCTGCTGGTCGCGGGCATGATCATCCATTGGTATGGCCTGGCGGCGAGCTGCCCGTCGGGGTGGGCTATC